AAGTCATGAAGGCGCTGGTGCCATCAAAGACAACTATAGAAAGGCTGTTACCGCTGTTCTGTTAGAAAACACAGAAAATCAACTACGCGAAGAGCGTGGTATGATGAACGAAGCTAGTACTGTTGGAGCTATCAGCGCAGCTGGTGGACAAGCACTAGGTGGTTCTGGTCTAACCACCAAGACTGGTGGACTTGCAGGTTTCGATCCTGTAATGATCAACCTTATCCGTCGTGCAGCACCTAACTTGGTTGCATACGACATCTGTGGCGTTCAACCCATGAGCGGTCCTACTGGACTTATCTTCGCAATGAAGAGCCACTACAACACCAGAGCTGGCGCTGAGGCACTCTACAACGAGCCCGACACCAACTTCTCTGGAAACACACAGGGTCCTGGTGCATACAACGATCCCGTATCTCCTCTTGGCGATGGCGGCACGACTGATGCTAACCCTGGTCTGCTTAACGACGCCACTGGCGGCGGCACAACTGCTGCTAACTACGAGCGCCAAGCAGGCAACATTGCTAGAGAAACAGCAGAAGTTCTTGGATCGGGTTCGACCTTGTTCAACGAAATGGACTTCAGCATCGAGAAGACTGCGGTCACTGCTAAGACCAGAGCTCTTCGCGCTGAGTACACTCTAGAATTGGCACAAGACCTTAAGGCAATCCACGGTCTTGATGCAGAGCAGGAACTCGCTAACCTATTGTCTAGCGAAATCCTTGCTGAGATCAACCGTGAGGTTGTTCGTACCGTTTACACCGTTGCTAAGCCTGGTGCTCAGAACAACGTTGCTAACCAAGGCGTATTTGACCTTGACGTTGACTCCAACGGCAGATGGTCGGTTGAGAAATTCAAGGGACTTATGTTCCAAATCGAGCGCGATGCTAACGCTATCGCACAAGAGACTCGTAGAGGAAAGGGCAACTTCATCGTCACTTCTGCTGACGTTGCTTCTGCTCTTGCCATGTCTGGCACACTCGACTATTCCTCAGGTCTAACTGGTGCTGGTGGTCCTTCCATCGGTGACGTTGATGACACCGGAAACCTTCTAGTCGGCACCATGAACGGTCGCATTAAGGTCTATGTTGATCCTTACTCTGCTAACGTTTCTAACACCCACTACTACGTAGTTGGTTATAAGGGTTCTTCCCCTTATGACGCAGGACTATTCTACTGCCCCTACGTTCCCCTCCAGATGCTACGCAGCATCGATCCTCAGACCTTCCAACCTAAGATTGGTTTCAAGACCCGCTACGGCATGGTCAGCAATCCTTTCGTTGAGTCTTCTGCAGGAACTCCTGATGCTGAAGCACTTACTGCTTCTAAGAACCAGTACTACAGACGTGTTCGTGTTGCGAACCTCGCCTGATATAGTTACGATATCAACACAGGGACGCTGCGGCGTCCCTTTTTTTGTGCTTAAATAGAACTAGTAATTCTTTATCGTTATGCCCCGTGGTAGCTTACACAAAACAGATATGCTTGCCAAAGTATATAAATTAAAAACTGAATTGTATGATAAAGAAAATAATACTGGTATGACAGGTCAGTGGTATGACGGAGCTCATGATTCGCTAGATAAAGTATTAGATATAATTAATGAATACGCACAATGAGAAATAATATGATAGAAGACGTAACCGACTCACAAAAAGACTGGGAAGACTTCTGGTATAACGAGGATAAATAGTATCAGCTTGGGAAGTTGACATGTCTGCTGATTGGTATAAGGAACAACCTACTAACAGGAATTTCCTGAACCCTATTGGTTATCTCCTCAAATTAGAAAAATTTGAAGGAGTAGATTTCTTTTGTCAAAGAGCAAATGTCCCTGACATTACAATGCCTACTACGGAAGTAGCAAGTCAGTTTAGAAACTTGCCTATTATCCCTGGTGGTGGAGTAACGTTTGGGGATTTTTCTGTATCTTTTATTGTTGACGAAGATTTAAAAAATTATAATAGTATTCATGAGTGGATGCGTGATAATGGTAATGCAGATCAAATGCAACGTAATACTCCAAAGAATGATATCTTGACAAATGGCATATTGCAAATTGTTACATCTCATTATAATCCAGCATTCATCGTAGAATTTAGAAACATATTTCCTGTATCACTCACAGGTTTACAATTTGATGCTACAATAACAGATGTAGAATACATAACTGCCGACGTTACATTTAAACATCAACAGTTCTTCATTCGTGATAAAAACTTACAACCTCTATGAATTTTGAAACCCTTCGTAATAAATTTGACAAACTGAGAGAGGACTGGACAGAAGATTCTGCAGTTGACTTTCAATTTAAGAACAAACAGTATACCACGGATTTGGGGCAACTCGCATTATCCATCCCTTTCCAACACAATAAATACTTAAACCATTACACTGACATTCAGCAGATCAAGACTTCGCTGGAATTTGAGACCCGCAAACTGGTAAAGAATAAGCGTGAGTATTACTCAGGCGAAGCAGATGCTAAGACCTATGCTGCTAAACCATTCGGATCAAGCATTAAGACTTCAGAGAAAATGAGAACTTACCTTGAGGCAGATGAGGAGATCATCAACCTGGAGGCAAAGATCAAATACTTAGACCAGATGCTTTACTGGTTGGATCAAGTCATGCGTCAAATTTCTAATAGAGGTTTTCAGGTCAAGAGTGCCATTGAGTGGGAGAAATTCGTTAATGGACAATGATGACCACCCTCAGTATTAAAAAGAAAAACGAAGTATACGTTACCATTCAATCTGCTGAGCCACATGTACACCAGGAACTCTCAGATTATTTTTCGTTTGAAGTTCCTGAAGCAAAGTTCTTGAAGAAGAATCCCAGATACAAATACTGGGATGGAACTATTCGCCTGTACTCTCCTGGTACAGGAGACCTTTATGGTGGTCTAATGAAGCACTTACAAGTGTGGGCTGACGAACGACAATATAAAGTTGAATATGAAATGAATGACTGGTATGGAGAAGTCAGAGAAACTAACGACTTTGTTTCATACGCAGGCATTGAAACATTTATGAATAAAATTACACGATCTGAAATCAAACCAAGGGTGTATCAGTATCGTGCTGTTTACGAAGCAATTAAAAATAATAGGAAGCTCTTACTTTCTCCAACAGGGTCTGGTAAATCTTTGATGATTTATTCCCTCGTCAGATACTATACTGCTACCAACAAGAAGACGCTGATCATCGTTCCTACTACGTCCTTGGTAGAACAGATGGTCAATGACTTTAACGATTACGGGTGGAATGCTGACGATCATGTGCATAAGATATATTCAGGCAAGGATAAAAATACGGACAAACCAATTGTTATTTCCACTTGGCAATCAATCTACAAGTTCCCAAAAAGATACTTTGATGATATTGATTGTGTTATCGGTGATGAAGCACACCTATTTAAGTCAAAGTCCCTCACGGGAATCATGACTAAACTTCATAATGCCAAGTATAGGTTTGGTTTTACTGGAACCCTAGACGGGAGTAAAACTCACAAGTGGGTGTTGGAAGGATTGTTTGGTGATTGTGAACAAGTCACTAAAACAGATAGTCTAATTAAGGAAGGTTATCTTTCTAAGTTTAGGATAAAAATTCTACTTTGTAAACATGCTCCGCAATACTTTGAATCATATCATGAAGAGATTGATTACTTGGTAGAGCATCGTGGTAGAAATAACCTCATCAAAAATTTAGTAAAAGATATTGAAGGGAACACGCTTGTCTTGTTTAACTATATCGAGAAGCATGGTGAACCACTTTTGGAATTGATAAATAGCACCATAGACCCCGAGCGAAAAGTATTTTTTGTTCATGGTGGTACTGATGTAGAAGATAGAGAACAAGTCCGACAACTTACGGAAACTGAGAACAATGCTGTGATCATTGCTTCTTACGGAACGTTCTCTACTGGTATTAACATCAAACGATTACACAATATTATTTTTGCTTCCCCTAGTAAGTCTCGCATTCGTAACCTCCAATCTATCGGACGTGTTCTCAGGAAAGGCGAAGGTAAAGATATAGCAACCTTATACGATATCGCTGATGACATTGGCGGTCAGAATTATACCCTTAGACATTTGAATGAACGAGTTAACATTTACAATGAAGAGAATTTTAAGTATGAGGTTATAAAAGTAAACCTTAGAGCAAATTAAATATGGAAGAAGAATTCTATGCAACTATTAAATTAGTATCTGGTGAAGAGTTAGTGTCTAAAGTATGTTATCTTCCTGAAGAAGATAAAATTATTTTAGATAGACCGTTAGAAGTTGAGAATGCAAAAAGTAAAAAGGGTCAAATGGAAGTAACAGGATTTTCTTTAAGAGAATGGATATCTGCTACATTTGACAATATGTTTGTTATTAATAAAAATCATATATTAACTATGGTTGAGATTGAAGGTGAGATTGTAGACTTCTATGAAAAAACTCTTAATAGATTAGAAGGTGGAAAAACTCTAGCAGGTAGAGGAAACAAATTACCTAGAACATCCGGATATGTAGGATCAGTAAAAAAAATGAAAGAGACTTTAGAAAACATCTATAAAAAAAGCTAAGAGACACAACCCTTCTGAACTCTGACATAGTTATTCTACTGAGTTTCTGAGGTTTTGTCAACCGGGGTTTACAAAAACTTCTTTAGATGTTAGACTCTACATATAATTACGTTAAGAAATCGTGGCATATACAGTAATGGCAAAGAAAAAGCAAACCGAATATTACGTAAACAACAAGGAGTTTCTTGCTGCCATTACTAAGTATCGCGATAAAGTTATTAGAGCAAAAGAATTAAATAAACCAAAACCTTTAGTAGAAAAATACATTGGAGAATGTTTTATTAAAATTGCAACACATCTTTCATACAAACCAAACTTTGTTAACTACATGTTTCGCGAAGATATGATAAGTGATGGTATTGAAAATTGTTTACAATATATTGATAACTTTGATCCAGAAAAATCAAAGAATCCTTTTGCTTACTTTACACAAATCATTTACTACGCTTTCTTACGCCGCATTCAAAAAGAAAAGAAGCAACTAGAGATTAAAGGAAAAATTTTAGAGAGATCCGGACATGATGAAGTTATGCATACTGATTCGTATGATGGCACAATGTCTGGTATGAATGCTTCTTACTCTGACATGGGTAGTATTAAAGAAAACATTGAGACAAGAATGAACCGATGAGTGAAGAACAAAATTATGAATGGTTTGAAACACCCTATGGAAAATTCAGAGTTGAGAAGAGACGGTTTGGAACGTGGTCTAGCTTTGGTGAGGATGGCGAGAGCATCGTCACAGGAGGTACGAGGGAATCTGTCATGGTCGGAACGCCATTCCACTTGGAAGGTGTCGCTACTAACTGGGCAAACTGCAAATACTCAGCACGATATGATGGGACAGTGAGCGGTAAATTATGAAAATTGCAATCATTACTGATCAACATCTAGATGGTCGCAAAGGTTCTCTCGCATTCTGGAACTACTTCCAGAAATTCTACGATGAAGTATTTTTTCCAACGCTTGAGAAAGAAGGTATCCGCACAGTCTTTGATTTGGGTGACACATTTGATAATCGAAAGTCTATGGACTTTAATACTTTTCACCGTGTGCGTGAAAATTATTTCGAGAGACTGAAACCTTACGAAGTTCACATGCTCCTGGGCAACCACTGCACGTATTATAAGAACACTAATCGTATCAACTCTCCAGAACTTTTACTAGAAAAATACAAGAACATCAATATCTATTCTGAACCAAAAAAAATCTTGATGGGTAAGAAAGTATTCTTGATGCTTCCTTGGATTAATAAAGAAAACCAAGAAGAAGTATTGCGATTGCTTGAGACTAGTGAAGCAGATATCTGTTGCGGTCATCTAGAACTTTCTGGTTTCGAGATTACTCCAGGCATGAAGATGGATCATGGTATGGATGCTAGTTTATTCCATCGTTTCAAACGTGTGTGGTCCGGACACTATCATCATAAATCAAAGAAAGGTAATGTTCAATACCTAGGTAACCCTTACCAGATGTATTGGAATGATTATAAAGACGCTCGCGGATTCCATATCTACGATACTGAAAGTGATCGACTTAAGTTTGTCGCAAATCCATACGAGATCTTTGACAAGATTTTTTATGACGATTCCAGTATGAACTACAACAAACAAGATGTGTCTAGTTATAAAGACAAGTTCATTAAGATCGTTGTCAATGAAAAACGAGACTACCAAATGTTTGAAACATTAGTTGATCGTCTTTACAATGTAGGTGTTCATGATGTAAAAATTGTGGAGACATTAGTTGATATAGAAGATCAAGTAGACCTTGAAGTTTCTACTAAAGATACTCTAACACTTCTTAATGAGTATATTGATGAAGTAGAAATGTCCGTAGATAAAAGTGATCTTAAATCTCTTATGAGATCACTATATATTGA